AAAAGCCCGCAATTAAGAAATCAACCGTAAAGGCCGATGGCAGTAACGATCACAGCAACGGCAGGCAGCGCAAGCGCAAACAGTTACCTGACGCTGGCGGCAGCTGACGATTTAGTCGAAGGCATGGTCGAAAGTGCCGACGTTGCCAAGTGGACAACGGGCAACGATGACACGCGCAACCGCGCTCTTGTTACAGCAGCACAGCGACTTGATCGCGAAAGATTCTTAGGCGCACGGGCAACAGATACGCAGGCATTGCAGTGGCCACGTACTGGAGTTCGCAAGCCTGACACTTATGTCAATACTTATGCGACGGGCTTCCCATTTCGCATTTCTGACGATTATTTCACCGATACAGAAATTCCTGATCAGATCCAGCGTGCTCAACTTGAGCTGGCGGTCTACTTAAAAAACAACGTTGACGGCATTGGCCTGAGCGGTCTTGAGGATTTCAAGAGCGTCAGCATTGGCAGCCTTAGCGTCACGCCTGACAAGTTTGGAGCAGTGGGCGCTGATCGTATCCCGCCAATGGTTGAGCGTTACTTGACAGGACTTAGAATTAGCGGACCAGGCAACATTGCTATCAAACGGAGCTGATCATGGGCATGGATTTTGGGGTTGGGGCTGAATTTGTTTCTGACACCAACGCGCACACTGGGCGCTTTAGTGCGATTTATTTCAAGGAAGCGACCGTGATCAACGCAATCACTGCGGATAATTACACGGGCAACGCATTGGCTGGTGAGACTTTCCCGGCTGACTCAACAATCTATGGAGTCTTTACAAGCATCACCTTGACCAGTGGCGCTTGCGTGGCTTACAAAATCTGATGGGTCTCGCTAGCTCGCTGCAAAAAGTTGCTGACAAGGTCGTTGCCAAGTTTGGCGGCGAAGTGATCATTCGCTACGTTTCAGCGGGCGCTTACAACGCAACGACTGGCGTCATTGCTGAGACCGTTAGTGACACCGAGACTCGTGGCGTTCTTGAAGACGTAAACGTTCGCGAGGTCAACGAGCTGATTCAGGCTGGTGACAAGCGTTTAACTGTTGCGTCTAAAGAGTTGCCATCAGCCCCTGAGACAAAGGATCGGGTGGTGATCAGTAGCGTTGTTCATCAAATTATTAGCGTGGAGACGATTGAGCAAGATAATGAGGCGATCACCTACGAGCTGATTTTGAGGTCATAGCCATGGCGCGTCAGGTTCCGTTAGATCAGATCGGCAACTATATGGACGGGCAGATTCGTCAGCTCGTAAAAGTCACAACGCTTGAATGGGAAGGACGAGTCAAAGAGGAAACACCGGTTGAGAGTGGGCGCCTTCAAGGGGCATGGCAAAACGATGTGACTAAGCCTTACTTTGGCGAAGTGACCAACAACGTTGAATACGCTGAACCTGTTTGCTACGGCACCAACCTGCCAAGATCATGGGGAGGCAAGTTCAGAACCCGCCAAGGGACTAGGCCTGGTTTCCCTGAATTGATAGGCAAAGAGCTTGAATCTTGGGCTCAGCAGCAATATCAAAAAATCGTTAGGAGGGGCTAATGGCTGCTGTCGATCTCAACACTGTTAGAAGCGTCATTGAGGGCAGGTTGGCTACAGAGCTTGCAAGTTCTCCAGCTCTTCCCGTTGTGTTTCACAACATGGCGTATGAGCCAACACCAAACTCATCTTGGGTCCAATGCCTTGTCAGTTTTGGGGCTAACGAATATTTAAGCCAAGGTCTGACGACTGACTCTCAAAATCGCGTCGTTGGTTTGTTGCTTATCAGTATCTTCACTCCAAAAGGTGTTGGTCCTGGGGCCAACTATGTCATTGGAAAACGCATTCGTGACCTTTACAATAGGGTCATAGTGTCGGGGGTTTTCTTCGACGCAGCCAACGGCCCAGCGGTTCTGGCTTCACCAGTTCCCGAGGGCTACTTTCAAACTCAGGTCCGTGTGACCTTTGAATTTATCGAGGAACTCTGACCATGGCTACAATCCGAGGCGAACAAGGCGCCGTTCAGTTTGAACCAGCAGGCGGCTCTAAAGCGACTGTTGTTGGTACTCGCAGCTGGAGCCTGACCACAACCAAAGAAACGCTGGACACTTCAAAGCACGGTGACACTTTCCGTAGCTTTGTCGGCAGCATGATTTCAGGTTCTGGCACCGTTGAGCTGGTCTATGACCCAGATGCAACGGGCCAAGCTGGATTTCTAGAAGACGTGTTAACTCCTGCGGATCCTGCGGACGCCACTTTTGAGCTGTTTACTACTGGCACAGCTTCTGGCACTGATTCCGTAAGTTTTGCGGGCATCATTACTGACATGGAAATCAGCTCTACCGTTGGTGACCTTGTTGTTGTCAGTTGCAGCTTTGTGACTAGCGGTGCAATTACTGGCAACCTGGAGTAATTGAGCAGCTTGCATTATGCTTTAGGGCATACATGTTCTGTTAGCTGAATGCCAGCGTCAAAGACTCGCACGGTTGATTTGTTGGTTGAGGCATTTGACCTCAACCAACGCCGTAAGTTTGTTTTGAAGAATGCGGCAGGTGATTCTGTCGTTGATTTGTATTTCAGTCCAATCACAAGAGCAGATCGCAAGGTTGCCCAGACGATGGCGCAAAGCGATGAAGCTTTAGATATAAGCACCTACATGCTTTGTCAGAAGGCAGAGCTTGAGGATGGAACTAAGGCGTTTGCCTCTGCTGATGCTCCAAAGCTGCAACGTCAGTTGCCTGAATCAGTATTGAATGAAGTTGAGCTGTTCTTGTTTGGCCTTGGCGGTGACGAGAATCTTAAAGAAGCAAAAAACGACTAGCGCAGGATAGTTGGCTCTTTTTTGAGTTCCATCTGGCCTGCGAGCTAGGGATGACAGTGAGCAGACTTCGCACGGAATTGACCGATGCGGAGTTTGTTCATTTTGCTGCTTACTACGAATTGAAGGGGGAGAAGGAAAAGGAGGCAATGGATCGCGCCAAGTCCAGTCGGAGGTAAGATTGAGGCAGTGCTGGGGCGGTCGTGGCAGAATCTACTATCAAGCTAATTGTTGATGCTGCTAACGCAGTTAGTCCGCTAAAGCGGGTTCAAAAAGAAACGGCAAAAACAGAGAAGCAAGTAAGCTTGTTGCAAAAAGCGATCAAGGCGCAGTCCCGAGCCGTAGATATTGCAAAAACAAAGCTGATCGGCTTTGGCAATACCGCAAAAAAAGCATTTGCAACGGCTCAAAAAGCGGCGGAAAAATTTCAATCAAAGCTTGGAGGCTTAAAAGGCGCAATTGTTGGCCTTGGCGCTGCTGCCCTTACTAAAAGGATGATTGGGCAGGCAGCAAGTTTTGCTCAAACACAAGTCAGGCTAAAGGCGTTATCAAGTGAGTATGGTGAGTTTGGCAAAATTCAACAGCTTGTAAAAAATAACGCTAAAACGTTTAATCAGTCTCAAGCTGAATCGGCCAGCAATTTTGCAGACGCTTATGCAAGGTTAAGGCCGCTAGGAACTTCGTTGGAAGAAATCCAAACGGTCTATAAAGGTTTTAACGCAACAGCATTGGCCAGCGGGACATCAGCAGCGGCTGCCTCTGGTGCATTCTTGCAACTCAGTCAAGCATTAGGAAGCGGAAGATTGCAAGGGGATGAGTTCAGGTCAATTGCTGAACAAGTGCCCGGCATCTTGAGGCTGGTTTCAGACGAAATGGGCGTCACCGTTGGAGAGCTTAAGAAGCTTGGGAGCGATGGCAAAATCACGTCAGACATTCTTATCAATTCTTTAGCCAAGGGGTTTGAGGAAAACAAAGACAAAATTCAAGCATTACTTGCTGAATCTCCAGCCCAAAAGTTCAAGGAGTTTAGCAACGCCACAAGCGAATTAAGTAACTCTATTGGGACTGAGTTACTACCAGTTGTGACGCCAACAGTTCAAGCCTTGACTGAAATGGTTGGGGTTGTTGGAAAGCTGCCAGGCCCGATGAGAACGCTAGCAGCGGCAGCTATTGGCTTAGGAGCAGCATTCGTTACAGCTTCAGGAGCAGCGTCAGCATTAGGGCTGAAACTAACAGCATTGTTAGCCATCGCCGGGAAAGTTGCTCTCATACTTGGGCCAATTGTGGGCGTAGCGTTGGCTATAGAAGATGCAAGGATTAGGAAAGAGGAGTTCGACAAAGCCTTAGAGTCAACATCTCCAACCGTATTGCAAAAGGCTTTAGAGAAGGCAACAAAAGAACTAGATCAGTTAAACATTGCATCTAAAAAATTCGAAGACAGTCCTTACTATCGAGGGAAAATTCAAGACGTAAACGATCTCAAAGAAAGACTTGATGAAGCAAAGCTAAAAGTTGAAGAATTAACAAAAAGAAGGTCTTTAATTATTGATCTTGTTTTTGAGTCAAACGCAATTGCAGAAGATGTTAGGCGACAAACAGCAACAGGCAGACCTGGAGGCGCTGGTTTCGACACGTTGACGCCTGCACAACTTGACGAAGCTTTAGGCCGAAGCAAGCCCCAGACACGAAGCGGAGGCGGTAGTGGCGGTAGCACTGCGAAAGGCCCGCAGGACATTTCAACAGCAATGGAAACATTGCTGTTGCTCCAACAGGAGCTTAGATTTTCAAACGATCAACTAGCTCAAAGCAGAATAGAGAAAGAGATACAAATTCAAAAGATTCTTGAGTCTCAATCTCAACCTAGAAAGCGAAACATCGCTTTGATTGAAGCCGAAAATGACGCGCTGTTTAGAACCGCCTCCATTTTTGCTGAGAACTTTAAGAAAGCAGACGAGGCTAATGAAAAGATTACGGCCAGCGCAATAGAAGGTGTTAGAGCAGGATTTGCGGCTGCTCAGGAAATAGACGCAGAACTGCAATCGCAAGCCCAAAAGATGAATCAGCTTTACAGCTCAATCGGCAACACAATCACAACAGGCATCGTTGATAGCCTGACTGCTGCTGTTGATGGCACCAAGTCGCTGGCAGAGGTTGCGTCAAACACTCTTAGAAGCCTTGCCAACATCATGCTCAAGTTTGGTCTTCAAAAGTTCCTTGGCGGTCTTGGCGGAGGCGACCCTAGCAGCCTTTTCACCAAGCTCTTTGGTGGAGGCAGAGCCAGCGGTGGCAGCGTAATGAGCAGCGGCTCTTACCTTGTCGGTGAACGCGGCCCCGAACTATTTACTCCAGGTCGCAGCGGCAGTATCGCGCCAAACGGCTCAATGGGTGGCGTCAACGTTGGAACGATCAACATCCAGGTTGAAAACACTGGTGACCAGTTGAATCCAGCAGCACAGAAACAGCTTGCCGGTCAGGTTCAAGGTATCGTGTTATCAACGTTGGCCAATGAGCGCCGCAGTGGAGGAATGCTCTGATGGCATACATCCAGTTCAATGACATACCGCTTGATTCATCGCTTACGCAGCAGCGTTCACAACGTGTTCAGCGTGCTCAATTTGGTGATGGCTACAGTCAGGTTCTGACGGATGGTTTGAACGCAGAACAGGAGACATGGCAATGCCAGACGCCTCCTTTAACCTATCCAGAGATCAACTCTATTGAAAGTTTTCTGTTGGAGCAAAAGGGGCAAGCAATCTCTTGGGTTCCACCGTTTAGCACTAAGACGTTTTCCAAGCCGTTTGCCAGTGGCCAACTCAAGCTTGGCTATACAAATTTAAGCGGAGTGACTTTAACTGGATATGCGAAGCCGCAAAATTACACGGCAAATCTTGTAACCGGTGTTTTGACCTCTGTTGACATTGCTGATGGAACGGCAATTCCAATCTCGTTAACGCTTGCTGCTAAAAACTTTCTATTGTCTGATGGCTGGACGATTAGCACTTTAAGTTCTGCTTATGCTCGATTGTCGTTTAGCCTGACGAGGGTATATGTATGACGCAAACGCCTCCTAATGCTGAAGTTTTCAAGCCGCAGCTACCGCAGATTATCGATCTGTTTACGCTTGACATTACGCCAATTCTTCCTTCTGGTTCGTCAGATCAAGCAATTTATAGGTTTGCAAACTGGTCACAAGTCAATGGCGCTGATGTTGTTTATCAGACGAACACTTATACGGCGTTGCCCTTAGAGGCATCAGGCTTTGAGCTAAACACCAAAGGGCAGCTGGCGCGTCCAAGCTTGACATTTGCAAACGTAGGTCTTGGCATTACTGCGTTGACAAATACTTATGAAGATCTTGTTGGCGCAACGGTTCAAAGGATTCGCACGCTTACTACCTATCTTGACGGTGCTGAAGCTGCTGATCCAAACGCTTTCTGGGGGCCAGATGAATGGATCGTTGAGCAAAAAAGCAGCGAAACTAAGTTAGCGGTATCTTTCCAGCTAGCGATTCCATTTGATCTTGAAGGCCGTGCATTACCCGGGCGTAGGTTATTGCGTGAGCAATGCCAATGGAGATATAGAAGTGATATAGGTTGCCACTATAACGGGAGTGCTTTTTTCAACGCTAACGATCAAAGCGTTGCCAGCCTTAGCAATGACGTTTGCGGCAAGCGTTTGACCAGTTGTCAACTAAGGTTTGGCAATACACCAAGACTGCCGTTTGGCGGCTTTCCTGGTCTTACGGACGCAATGGGTTAAGCGATGCTTTCTCAGTACACCAATCCGATCACAGGCAAACAGCAGGCAAGCATCCGTGCTTATGCAGAAGCCGCTCATCCTGTTGAGGCTTGTGGCTTTGTGCTTGCGAATGGAACGGTTGTGGAATGCACCAACACTGCAACAGCGCCTGACACGTTCGTCATTAGCGCAGAAGAAACGGCTTTGTACTTAGACGATGCTGTTGCTTCATGGCATAGCCATGCGGATTACGCCAGCATGAGCTTTGCGGACATCAATGCTTCTAAAGCGTTGAGCCTGCCTTATGTGGTCTTCAACTGTGCCAGCACAGAGTTTTATTACTTTGATCCGCGTCAATCAGCAGGCTTAGTAGGGCGTCCATGGATGTATGGCGGTTATGACTGCTATTCAGCTGTGCGTGATTGGTATTTGCAAGAGATGGGCGTTGAAATGGCTGATTACGAGCGTTTGTATGAGGGCGAATGGGCGCAACGAGGCTTCACGCATTTTGAGGATAACTTCGCGACTGAAGGCTTCATCAAGATCCCTAGAACGGTCGATCTGGAACGTGGGGATGTGCTGCTATTTCGGATCAGGAACGACCACACCTGTAACCACGTTGCAGTGCTTGAGGATGTAGAGGCCAATCGGATTTATCAGCACTTGGTTGACCGGGACTCAGCGATAATGGCTTACAGCGGCTATTTCCGCGATAATACGTTTATGGTTTTGAGGCGCAGCAGCTAATGGTTACCATCCGGCTATTAGGTGAGGCTGGCCGTCGTTACGGGCGCAAGTTCCAGCTTGCTGTAAAAACACCTGCTGAGGCTTTAAGGGCATTGTGTTTGCAGATCCCTGGCCTTAGGCAGTATCTGCTGGAGTCAGGCGAGAAAGGGATTGACTGGCGCGTTGTGACTGATCACGCGGAAGGGCTTGACGAAGATCAGATGTTATGGCCAATGAGTAAAAGGCTGGTATTAGCTCCATTGCCTGCTGGTCGTGGCGGAGTGGGCAAGGTTATTGCTGGTGTGGCGTTGGTTGCGTTTGCGATTTTGGTTCCCGGTTTAGGCGCAGCAACGGCCACTATTTTTGGTACGTCGTTTGGCGCTATTTCTCTTGGTATTGGAGCAATCGGCGCTTCACTGATTTTTGGCGGTGTTGCAGACCTGCTAACGCCAACGCCCAAGATGCCCAACGTCAAAGGCGGTGGGTTTGGTGGATCCAGTTCAACCTCAGGTCGTTCTCAAGAGGAGCAATTGAACAGCTTTACCTTTGACAAGTCGAACGCGAATACAGTGCAGGGAGACGTGGTTCCTGTTCTTTACGGTGAACGCATCATTGGTGCGCTTCCGGTTTTGAGCTTTGGCCTTGAATTGCAAAACTATCTGTGATGGACGATCAAACTCAAGTCAGTAACCTGGAAGTCAGCGGTGCTGGTGGTGGTGGTGGTGGCAAGAAGGCCCCAAAACAAGTTGTCAATCAAACGGTTGTTGTCCAAAATCCGTCTAAGCAACCGGTAGTAGCAGCTAACAATTTATTTTCAGTTGCATTTGCAAAAACAGTTTACGCATTAGGCGAAGGCGTACTTGAAGGTTTTCCAAACGGAATCAATAAGGACGTTTATCTTGATGGCGTTCCAATACAAAATCCAAATGGAACGAATAACTTTGATGGTTTTACTCTTGAGTCAAGACTAGGAGAAGACGAAACACAAACTCCTATTTCAGGATTCAGTACAACTGAAAACACTGTTGGTGTCGATACAATTATTCAGCATGGGCTCCCACTCATTAAATCAATTACGGATACAGACATTGAAAGATGCAGAGTAATTATTTCTGTTGCTTCTTTGCAGGTTCAAAACCAACAAAACGGCAACATTTCCGGTACAAGCGTTAAGTTCAAGATTGAGGTTAATTCAAACGGTGGGAGTTATACAGCTATTTCTTCGCCTACCATCAGCGGAAAATCAAACAGCGAATTTCAACGCGCTTATGAGTTTGCCTTGCCTGGAAGTGGCCCTTGGAACGTAAGAGTTACAAGGTTGACATCTGACAGTAGCAGTAACTTTACTCAGAACACGATTAGTTGGCAAAGTTTTGTAGAAATTACTGACGAAAAGTTTGCCTATCCAAACACAGGCCTTGTTGCGTTAAAGGTTGATGCAAGGCAGTTCAACACGATTCCTGATCTTTCGGTAAAACTTCGGGGGAAGCGTGTCCAAGTTCCTACTAACTATAACGCTGCAACCCGTAAGTACACGGGGTTGTGGGACGGAACGTTCCAGATGGCATGGACCGATAACCCTGCTTGGATCTTTCGCGACATCGTTCTAAATGAGCGTTTTGGCGTCAAACGTTATATCAATTCTATTGCAATTGATCCTTGGTATCTTTACACCGTTTCTCAGTATTGTGATGAGCTTGTACCTGCTGGTAGCGGTGGAATGGAACCTCGCTTTACTTGCAATGTTTATTTGCAGAATCCAGGCTCAGTTTATCAAGTGCTTAATTCACTTGCCTCTTGTTTCCGGGGTCTGATTTATTACACCGAAGGTGAACTGTATTTAACGCAAGACCGGGAGCAGGATGTTGTTCAACAGTTTAGCGAGGCCAATGTTCTCCAGGATGTAGCAGAAAACGGGCAAGTTTCTTCACCGTGTTTTAGCTATACGGGTTCAGCTAAGTCAGCACGTAAGACCGTAGTTTTAGCAAACTGGGATGATCCTACTCAGGCTTATTCAAGCGTCACGGAGTATCAGCAAGATGATGAGCTGCTAGATAAGTTTGGATATAATCCTGTTGATCTTCGCTTGATTGGCGTTACCTCTCGCGGCCAAGCTTTACGGGCTGCTAAGCATACGCTCTTCAGTGACAGGTATGAAACAGAGAAGGTTTCGTTTCGCATTGGAGCGGAAGGTATTGCGGCTGGCGTTGGCGAGATTATCAAAATTGCTGATCCATTAAAGCAAGGCCAGCGTTTAGGCGGTCGCATCGTAGCTGTTGACGGAAACTTTATTACTATTGACGCAGTGCTGACGCTGGCGCCTGAAACGGCTTACACGTTGACTGTCGTAATTCCTGACGGAGAAACATCTACAAATCCCGACGGTTCTATAAAAACAAGCCCAAAGTTGGAAGTTTTAACTGTTGTCGGTTCTGGCGAGACTGGCTTTGAGACTTTTACTGAAGGCATTATTTTAGCTGAAAACTCAGACGAAATAACAAGGCAACAAAGCACTGATAATTTAATTGCTCGATACGCCACAAGCGATGCAACCACGACCAAATTTGAGGTTAGTTCGGCTGTAGCAACACAGAAGGGTGCTTTATGGGTGCTTGAGTTCACGTCGCTAAAAGCTGCCACTTATCGCATTATTTCAATTACAGAAGCTGAGTCTTTGATTTATCAAGTCGAAGCTATTAAGTACAACAGCAGCAAATATGACTACGTTGATAACGATTTACCGATTGCTATACCAAAAGATACCTTTAAGATTAACGCTGTTGGCGAACCAACAAACGTCAGCGGTATTCTTACGTTTTCAAACGGCCAAACATCAATTCAAGCTTCATGGAAGGCCCCGCAGGTAAACAATTCAATTGACCTTTTAGTAAAAAGTTACAGATATCAATGGCGAAAAGTTGGAGATACAGGGTGGTCAGACATCGTGCAGTTGCAGGCAACATTTGCTGCCATTCCTCTTTCTGCCCATATTTTTGGAGATGATTATCAAGTCCGTGTAGCTGCTGTTAACGCTTTGGGCAGTCAGTCTGACTTTGTTACTTATGACGTTTCACCTTTTGCTCCTATTCCCGACCTAAGCGATGTTGCTTTTGGAGCAAGCGTTACACACGCCAACCAGCCAGACGGCACTCAGCTTGTCATCGTTAATTCTGGAACGTGTCCAATCCTGCCTCGTATGAGTGGTTTTAAATGTTGGGTTAAGCCTCAAAACCTGTCGTCAGGTGAAATTCCTGGCGTTAAGCCACCTGGGGCTGATGGCTGGTACTTCTTAGCAGATATACCTCTAACGGGTTATTACACCGTTGCATTCCACGCTCCAGATACTTATGACGTTCGCGTCAATTTCACGAGTTCAATCTTTGGCGAGAATCCAACTGATTACATTTATGACGTTGTGGAACGTGATGAGATTGCACCTCCTACTCCAAGCAACTTTAGTGTTGTTGAAAATCAGAACAGTAGTGGTAAACGTTTCAGCTGGCAGCTGCCCACGACAGAGTACGGCAGTTGGGATCAAGGACTTGTGGCTGACGTTGTAAGTTATGAGGTCAAATACAAAAAGGGAACGCTGGCTCTAAACATTGTTAAATTTGAAGTTGCGACTGATCTTGTTACTGTTAAGACCTCAACAGTCATTGGCACTGAAACCAATCAGCACTTACTAAGCGTTGGAGATGAGATTGTATTTGCCGCTTCTTCTGGATCGTTGCCTACTGGGGTTGTGTCTGGAACGACTTACTTTGTTGCGAGCGATGGCTTCACAAGTACAGCATTTAAAATCAGCGCAACAAATGGCGGCGCTGCGATTAATTTTACTGGCACTGCAACTGGAACGTATAACGTTTCAGCTCCAGCAGGTCTAAAGACTCGACTGGATATTACCGCTACTTGGGGCGCTGGTCTTGAGCTTGCTTCTGGCGGTTTGCCTGCACAGCAGCAATGGTTTGAGACAAGTTTGTTTGACACTGGCACCTATGTGGTGATGGTGAAGTCAGTTGATGCAACGCAATGGCGTGCAGACCTTCCAGCGTATGTATTGGTGAATATAGGCGCTCCACCGATCAGTAATGCGGTTCAATCGATTGATGCAAAGAACACGCCAACGAACAATTGGCCTGGGATATATGACAACTGTACTGTTAGTGGCGGAGGATTGGTTCAAACAGACGCAACGCTTGACAGCTATTTTACTTGGAATTTTGACAACAATAATCTTGAAAGTGCATTGCTGTTTTCTACGACTTCAACGGCAACTTTTTCTCATTCACTTGTTGCATTAACAGGTGAAGCAACTGAGCTTACGCAAGAGGACGATTTTGATATTTTGCAGGAGAACGATGACAAGCTTTTAGGCGAACAGCGTTTTTACAACTTGACTGAATTGGCAGAGGGCGGAATTGTTCACCCTTACGCACCATTTGAGAAGTTGCTTGGTGATGTGTACCGCGTTGAAACTCGTTTTAAGAGCCCTGATGGCGGAACGACTGCTGGCAACATCACCGCCTTAACGGCTCAGCTTGATTATCCCGACGTGATCGAGAAGCAAAATGACGTGTCAATTTCTGCTCTTGGAACAGTAATTGCGTTTACTAAAACATTCCGAGCGATTGGAAGCGTTTCGATTACAGCTCTTCAGACAGGCGGGAGCCTTGCTGTTACGGCTGTGGTTACGGCTAAGTCCACCAGCTCGGTTACTATTAAGTGTCTAAACTCCAGCGGGACCGGGGTCACTGGCCTTGTTGACATCACTGTAATTGGTTACTAATGGCTGACGCACGCATCTCCCAGTTACCAGCCGCAACAACGGTTGAAAGCCAAGACATTGTTCCGTTTACAAGTATTAGCGCGAGTGAAACGCGCAAGATTACGGCTAATAATCTGGCAATCAGGCTGACACAACTGGGGTTAACGGTTGGCACGGCTGCTCCAACGAGCGCATATAACGGTCAGCTCTGGGTTGACACACAAACGAACCCCCCGATCCTGAAGGTTTACAACGGCGCAACGTTTACAACTGTCAGTTTTCTGCCTGGGTCGTCAATTTCCACAAGCCCAAGCAGCACCGCGCCTTCAAGCCCAGTGTTGGGACAGCTATGGCTTGACACGTCTCAAACGCCGGATGAGTTGAAGGTCTATGACGGCGCGGCTTTTGTTCGCGTTGATCCTTTAGGAATCACCGATACTGCGGCTGCGGCTAAGTATTTGCAGATCACCACTGCTGCTAGTACATATTTAGCGTTGGCTGGTGGAACGTTGACAGGAGACCTGACGCTGACGGGCAACCCAACAACGGCCAATATGGCCAGTACTAAGGGCTATGTTGACACGCAAATTGCTGCGATTCCGGCAACATCTGACCAGACGCCTGCTGGAACGGTTATTTACACGGCTAGGTCTACTGCTCCGCCTGGCTATCTTAAGGCAAACGGTGCAGCAATCGATCGAACAACGTTTGATGTGTTGTTTGCTGCGATTGGAACTCAGTTTGGCGTTGGCAACGGGTCAACTACGTTCAACTTACCGGATTTGCGTGGTGAATTTGTTCGCGGTTGGAGTGACAACAAGAATGTTGACGCTGGTCGTACGTTGGGTAGTAATCAGGCTGATGCAACAGCAAAAAATGGCCTTAGTTTAGTCGCTGCACCAAATCATAAACATACTATGCGTAACAGTGCAACAGACAACTTAGCTCAAGGACCAGTTGCGAAAAATATCAATTATATAACAAATACTGGCAGTGGCACTGAAACTGGTTTAAATGGTGGGCACAACCATACGGTTCAGTCAACGGACACAGAAACACGGCCTAGAAACGTGGCTTTGCTGGTCTGTATCAAGACCTGATTAGGCATTAAAATCAATTTACTAGGAGTTTTGCATCATGGCTGACATCAAAATTACTGACCTGACTGCCTACCCAGATCCGGTTAGTACTGATGTGCTGCCAATTGTTGACGTTACTGGGGACATTACTAAAAAAGTAAGCATTGCGGACCTACTGGAGAATGCTGGAACGGGTAGTGCTGGTGCGCCTGCGTTTAGTTTTGATGTTGATAAAAATTCAGGATTGTATAGAGCTGGGGCGGATCAGGTTGCAATTTCAACCGGGGGTGCGGAGCGATTGTTGGTTAAGAATACAGGCGTCACGTTTTCAGCCGACGTAACAATCAATTTGCTGACTGTTGGCACAGGTGGTGGAAGCATTTCTACTAATACAGCAGTAGGGGTAACTGCTCTTAATGCAACCAACACTGCTGCTTTTAACACAGCTGTCGGATATGAAGCTTTAGAAATAAATACAAGTGGCACTCAAAATACCGGTATTGGAGCCAGAGCTCTTGAAGCCAATGTAGACGGTAATTTCAACACAGCGATTGGAGTAAGCAGCCTTCGTTTAAATACTAGTGGCACTGAAAACACAGCTAGCGGAGTAAGTAGTCTTCGAAATAACAGCACTGGTATTAGGAACACAGCGACCGGAACTAGTGCTCTTTTTACCAACACCACTGGCAGTAGCAACACAGCTGTCGGATGGAGATCTCTATATACCAACAGCACTGGTGCTAACAATACAGCTACCGGATTTCAATCTTTACATACCAACAGCATTGGTGCTAACAATACAGCTACCGGACGGAAGTCTCTATTTTCTAACACCGAAGGTGATAACAATACAGCTGTCGGATTTGAAGCTCTCCTTACCTGCGACACTGGTAGTAACAACGTAGCGATTGGAGCAAGCAGCCTTTATGGAGATACTACTGGCTTTCAAAATGTAGGCATCGGAGTAAATAGTCTTCAAAATATTACCACAGGTGATGATAACGTAGCTATCGGATACGAAGCTCACAAGGCCGGAGGTAATGCAACTGGAAACGTAGCTATCGGGAAACATGCTTTATATAGCAACACAAGCAATGCCAACGTAGCTATTGGTCAAGAAGCTCTTTACAGTAATAGTAATGCTGGAAGCTGCACAGCTATCGGATATAAAGCACTTTACCTAAGTAATGCAACTGCTAATACAGCTATCGGCTATCTAGCTCTTGAAGGGACTCAAACTGGTAGTAATAACACCGCTATTGGGTCGCAGGCTATGCGTGTTAATACTGCAAGCTATAACACGGCTGTTGGAGTTGACACTCTCCGTACCAACACCGCAGGTGAAAAAAACGTAGGCATCGGATACAGAGCTCTCTATTTAAACAGTGTTGGAGACAACAACACAGCTGTGGGAAATGAAGCTCTTCTTAAGACTACAGAAAGCGATAACACAGCAATAGGAGCTGAAGCTCTAACTGACAACACCACGGGTGCTAAAAACACAGCTATCGGAAGTGAAGCTCTCACTAGCAACATCGGTGCTGCCCTCAACAGTGCTTTCGGATACCGAGCTCTATTTAGCAACACTTCTGGTGCAAACAACGTAGCTATCGGCGGCAGAGCTCTTAATGACAACACTGGTGGCAATCAAAACATAGCAATCGGAGTCGATTCTCTAACTGACAACGGTGGGAGCAACAACGTAGCTATCGGATATCAGAGTAGTTACTTTGGTACCACCAACAATTCCACCGTAGCTGTTGGCTATCAAGCTGCACGTAACAACGCTGTTAACAACACTGTGGCTTTAGGATACCAAGCTCTTTTTGCAAACACCAGTGGTACAAATAACACAGCTACCGGTATGCAATCTCTCTATTCCAACACCACTGGTTCTAATAACGTAGCTATGGGGCGAAAAGCTCTCTATAACAACACCACTGGTTCCGGTAATATCGGCATTGGGTTTATGAACCCCGGTGGGTCTTATGTACCAGTATTTAATCCAACAACACAAGACAACCGTATTGTTTTAGGTCATACAGCAATCACCAATGCCTACGTTCAAGTCGCTTGGACTGTTGTTTCTGATGCTCGCGATAAGATGAACTTTGCTCCAGTACCTTATGGTCTGGACTTTGTTAATCAACTTAAGCCAACTGCATATCAGTTTAAGGTGGATCGTGATACTGAAACACCAAATGGTGATGTGCGTTATGGCTTTAAAGCGCAAGACATCCTTGCTTTAGAAGGTAACAACCCTGTCATTATTGACACCGAAGACGCTAATAATTTAAAATATAAAGGCGAGCATCTTGTTCCTGTCTTGGTTAATGCCGTACAAGAACTGACCGCCATGGTCAATGATCTTAAAGCTGAGGTCGCTGCGCTTAAAAGCGCGTAGAATCAAACCATCTTGCTAAGGCTTTTATGTCTGATGAAACGCCTACCGCTGAAGACATTGCACGTCATTACTCTTCTGCTCTTGATTCCGTCACCCTTATTAACGCCTTGATGGCGCTTGATGCCCGTGACGAAGAGCAGGCAGAAACAGTTGCTCGCAATGTTGAGCATCTTGAAATAATGGTTGCCAAGTCTTACTGGACAACAGAAGATCTTGCCCCATTCAACAGTGCAATTACTGCTGGTAGCTGATGAAACGCCCTGACCCGATGATCCCTGGCAAGCCTGGAGCGGAAGACATTCCAGCCATGCGTAACAAGCAAGCTTGGATCGAAGCTTTGTATAAATACGAAGGCCGTGATGATAAGGATCATCCGATGCACGGTCTTTATACAGGGCTGATGAAGAAGCATTACAACACGATGAGCATCGATGGCTAAACCAAGCGGCTCATCTGAGGTTGATTTTATCAAGGGCAAACCTAAGAAAACCCGCCAGGGTAATGGGAAGCATTCCAAACCGTCCCATAGAAGGAAGCCACTTAGGGGCCAAGGCAAGTAAACTCTGAGTGGTTTTGCTTAGTTTCATGATCAAATCTTTATCTTGCGCCGCCGCCGCTCTTGTTTTTGGGGCGTCTGCTGCTGTTGCTGGCCCTTATGCAAACGTTGAAGCAAATGCAGGCTGGGTCGGTAGCGACTATTCGGGCAATGTGACTGACCTGCATCTGGGATTTGAGCACAGCGAAGGCCCTTACAGCGTCTACGTGCAGGGTGGTCCTGCTTTTGTGTCAGTCGATGGCATGGATAGTGAGATGGAATTTTCCGGCAAGATCGGTGGTTCTGTTGCTGCTAACAGCAAGGTTTCTGTATATGCAGAGCTTGCCGGTATTACTGGCGATCTGAACAACAGCTACGGCGGTAAGCTTGGTGCGAAGTGGGCTTTCTGATCTAAAGTCTGAAGTGACTAAGTGTCGGGCTTAGTCAGATGATGGAGAGTTCCCCTAGTAGCCTCACACTGCTAGGGATTTTTTCATGCAAAAAGTTTTCAACGTGATCAGCGTCCTGTCGTTTGCAATGTCTGGAGCGTTGGTCGGCACGAGTTTCTACGCTGTCAGCAAGTTTCCCGAGATGAAACAACAAGCAATAGATAGGCTAAGGCTCTGGTCGGTGAGTTAGTTTCTGGAGCGGTGACAGATGCGATGCCTGGGCAAGTCAAAGAGATGATCCCTGCATTGCCAACTGAAACCGGTCCTGCTTTGCCTTTTTAATGTCAGATCTGATCAACTCTCCGTCCCATTACAACCAAGGCCGCATTGAGACTATTGAGGTGATCGAGGACGCCGTTCATGACGCTGACGACGTTGTGAGCGGTTATCTGCTGGGCCAGGCACTCAAGTATTTGCTGAGGATGTGGCATAAGGGCAATGCGCTCCAGGATGCAGGCAAGGCCAGTTGGTATTTGGATCGGTTGATCGCCAGGCTGCAGGGTAATGCCTGAGATTCGCACTATTGGGATCAACGGGATTCGGAGTTGGAACGGACCAGCTCCAATGTCGGTGCCAACCGCTCCACCAGTCACAGTGAACATTGG